ATTGTTGCACTGGTAGCTGTTGAGAATGGAACAACTCAAGTTTTTATATCGAATCCCATGGATCATGTTGACGATTTAGTTGACTTGAGGAATCGTTATGGAAAATTATACGGAGTATAAATGTTAACCAAGAAAGAATTTACCGAGAAGGTTGAAAAACTTTTATTAAATAAGAATGTAGATGTTATGAGTGCAATATTAAAAATATGTGAAGATAACTTACTAGAACCTGAGTCGGCAAAACGGTTATTGTCTCAACCACTCAAAGAAAAACTTGAAGCAGAAGCTACAGGTTTGAATATGATAAACAGAGCAAAACACAGTAGAGCTTCATTAAATAGTTTCTACTCAGAAAAATAGAGGTATAATTATGCAACAAGGTGATATAGTTTCAATAGTCACAATAAGTGGAGAGTATGTTGGGGAAGTGTCAGAATTTCTTTCTGATAATTCAATACGATTATCAAATCCTAGAATGATTCTTTCTGACGGTAAAGGTCAGATGGGATTTGCAAAAGGTATTTGTGTATCAGGAGTAGAGAATCCCGAAGAACAAATCTTTATGAGTTATGTGTTTATTGCAGAAACAAATGACAAGGTTGCTAATGCTTGGAAGGAAGCTACAAGTCAAATCATAACAGCACCAAAACCAACATTAGTTAAATGACCTCAAGAGAGGGATATGACGCTTACACTTTATACCTTGGAATAAAACTACATTTTTATTCTGAGGATTATGACTTTGTTAGATACAATGGTAAAGTTAAAGCAGACATAAACTCTTTCGTAAAAAGAAAAGACAAATATCATTTCGGTAAACTCTACCGAACTTACAAACAAGACTTACAAGATTTTTACATTGCAAACTTATCTCAAAAGGATATGTGGGCAGGTGATATGTTGGATACCACTGCTGACAAAGTATATAAGGAATGGAAGAAAAGAAATCAAAAGTTATCCTACATGTTTAGAACCGAAGTTTCAGATTTATTAAGGAAGTCTACTATCACAAAAGTGTTAGAAGTTAAGGATGGACAACATCCTAGGTTATTAAAAGAATACATGGCAAAGAAAATCTCCCTAGAAACGATGTGTATTCTAGATGAGATTATTGGATTTACTAAAGACTGGGATAGATTGATAACCGAACAAATAGTGTATCCCGAAATACACATAAAGATTAATAAGTATAAAGCATTTGTATCATTTGACCATGATACCTATAGAAAAGAATTAATTGAGTTATGCTCTACATAGTAGGAAACGGAAACAGTAGGAAGGGTATAGACTTAGATCATATTGGAAGATGGTATGGGTGTAATGGAGTGTATCGAGATTACACTCCTAATGTGCTATTCGCAGTTGACATTCCTATACAATCAGAAGTCTTCGAAACGGATTATTATAAAAATAATAAAGTTGCTGTGGGTGAATGGGAACCTCTTGAAATCGAACATGCAATGTTGATAAAAGATGGATATAAGTTTGGTAGTTATAGAATAAATGAATACATCAATCAAGGTGATACTCATGTTGTTGTCCAAGGAGATGAAGACTGGGTTAGTTTCTTAGGGTTTGATAACCAATATAAAGACAATATTATCTCATACAACTATCCCGATTTAAAGAATTTATTTTGTGGAATGAGTGCATTGGGTTATGCCCTGATGGCAGGTGAAGAGGAGATTTGTCTACTAGGATTTGATGCACTAGAAGATGAAAATTGGTCAAATGTTTATGAAGGAACACTCAACTATGCACCTAAATACACAGAGGAAAGTCGTGTATTAGATGCACAACGATCTCAGTTTATAGCTCTCTTAGAGGGTTATAAATCTAGTAATGTTTATTTTGGAAACCCTATTGACGGTTTCGAGAAAATAGAGTATACTAGGTTATATTATTATGAAAATAATAATGATGGATGGGTTCTAGGTCAAGGCTTAGAATCTGATATAATGTCTAATAAAATGTAATAAAATTGTTTAATACAAGGAGATACAATGACAAGTTTAGATAAACTAAGAGCAGCTATGGAAACTGCTTCACCAACGGATGGTGCAAAAAAGTCCTATGTAGACGAAAGATTTTGGAAACCCGAACTCGATAAGAGTGGTAATGGGTTTGCAGTAGTTCGTTTTTTACCAACTCCCGAAGGTGAGGAAATGCCTTGGGTCTCTTATTGGGATCACGGTTTTCAAGGGCCAGGCGGTTGGTTTATTGAGAAGTCTTTAACGACTCTTAATAAAAAAGACCCTGTAAGTGAATATAATACTTCATTATGGAATACAGGAATAGAAGCAAATAAAGAAATTGCTAGACGACAAAAACGCAGATTGCACTATGTCTCTAACATCTATGTTGTTTCTGATCCTAAAAATCCTGACAATGAAGGTAAAGTATTTCTTTACAGATATGGTAAGAAAATCTTTGAGCAACTCAAAGAAGCTATCTCACCTGCGTTTGAAGATGAAAAGGCTCTCAATCCATTTGATGTGAGAGAGGGTGGAAACTTCAAAATCAAAATAAGAAAGGTAGATGGATATTGGAACTATGACAAGTCAGAGTTCGATAGTTCAGCTATGCTTTTTGATGATGAAAACAAACTGAATGAAGTGTATACTTCACTGTATAGTTTGTCCGACATCATTGCACCAAGTGAATTTAAAACCTACGAGGAACTCAAAGAGAAACTCGAAAGGGTTTTAGGACTTACTGGTGCAGTAGCAACTTCAACTGCAGAATCTATTGCAGAAGATCAGGACGAAGTGCCTTGGTCAGATGTAAATAAAGATGCAGTTGCAGAGGAACCTGTAATCGAATCGGCATTAGCAAATGAAGGTGCAACAGCATCCTCAGATTCAGCTGATACGATGGATTACTTTAAGAAGTTAGCAGATAGTTAATTTCTGTTTAGGGGATGAACACAATTATTGCATGTGTCCTTGATAAGGTGTTCATCACAACTAAGACCGTGGATTTGGGGGTGCTTAGTAAGGGAAAAGTGTATGTTAGGAGTTGGCGGAATACACTGGTTAAGGAGCGAGGATTGCTGTAAAGAGTAGGGGCGACCATAACACCATTTAAAATTATAGAGAAATATTATGCCATCAGTAACACCTAGAAAAAACAAGAAGTCTAATAAGGTCGAACCATTCGATAGGTTACTTCGTAGGTTTAAAAAGGATGTAGAGAAAGCTGGTGTCATTCAAGAAGTTCGTAAACGACAATATTTCATTCCACCTAGTCAAAAGAAGTATAAAAAGAAACAAGATATAATTAGAAAAAGAAAACTAGATTTAGAAAGGGAAAAAAGGGAATTTGAAATTAGAGCTCGTAGCTGGTATTGATAATGAAACACATGATAAAGTGGTTAAAAATATGCGCTTTACTGTTGACAATTATGCTAGGATTACATTCTATTGAAATCGTTTATGACATTATGTATCACAATGAAGCGGGTATTTTATTCAAAAAACATGATTATCACGCTCCCGATAAACCTAAATAAATAGAACCGAGAGTTATAGCAGTTGGCTTATCTCTTATATAATAATAATAATTTTTGAGGAATATGAAAATGAATTTATTAAAATCATTACTCGTATGTCTCTTCGTGGTTAGCATTGGTGCTTGTTCTACGATGGAAGCAGTTTGGGAAGGCGGTAAAACCGTTGTTACTGGGACTGTTGACGCCGTAGTTACTGGAACTTCACAAGTTGTGAGTGCAGTGGCAGAAGATGTTGTAGACACTGCAGCTTTTGCTGTTGATACTACAGCAGGTTTGGTCGAAGCTGGTGCAGAATTTGTTGATGAGAAAACTGATTCAGCAGAAGAAAGCGAAGCGAAAGAAGAGGAAAAGTAACCAAGGGACAGGGGCAAGTTTCACAGCAAAGTCCGAGTCTTATAGATTATGAGGTTTTGATTGCTCAACTAAAGGAATACTGTTCCGTTAATCCAAAACAATGTGAGTTTTTCATTCTATTCAGAAATGATTAGGATGAGACTCTCGTTGTCGAGTTGTAACTATGTATATCTGCATTTGCAATGCAATCACAGAAACCGACTTAATCAAATCTCCTAAGCTTAGTAGTAAAGTGGGAACTGTCTGTGGACAGTGTTTAGACAATGAAGATCATACTAAAAAGACCAAAAGAACGAAAGAAAACTCCCTCTCATGGAATCACTCGAATCCATAGGGATAGAACTAAGTATAATCGGAAATCTGTTAAGCAGGAGTTGGCCCGAAAGGCCCAAACGCATAACCTGAGGAACTCACTCGACCAAGAGTAGAATCGGTTTCTCTAGCATTCTTACCTACATTCAAATTATTATTGGTAGAATTATCTGTTGTTTGAACAACATTTGATGTTACATTCGTATCCGTTGCAGTAGTTTCTGCATCTTTTAATTCTGCAGTTCTTTCTGAAAGCTCAGCACCACTTAAACCCTCTTCTTTAGCAGCAGCAATTTGCTCTGCAACATCAGGGCCACCTTCTGCAATTTGTCTTTGGTTTAATGTTTCAAGAACCATTTGACGGTCTTCATCACTAATATCATTGTCTCTCATGATTGCTTGAAGTTGATCATCAGTTGCATCAGCCATTTTTTCTTTATCAATGGTTGAGTCACCTTTCCAGTTCTCGTCATAAAGACCACTTTCTTTTGCAGATTCTAAGTCTTCTTTTTGTTTACTCTTATCAACTTCATCAACTAATCCTGCTTGCAGTGCATCAGTATCTTCACTACCGCCCATGCCTAAAAGTTTTAATGCCCAGCCTGGCAACCAATCTCTGAGTTTATCTGTTAACCATGCACCAATATCAATACCAAAGGTGTCTTTAATAAAACTTGAAATTGCACGGAATGGTGCTAATATTAAATCCCATAATCCACCTAATATATCTTCAAGTCCACCAAACATTCTATCAAAATCACCTGTAAAGAGACCAGCAAAGAAGTCATAGAACCCACCGAATATGTCTCCTATGATACTTGCTATTTGTTTGAAATACCAAATAACTGTATCAATATAACCTCGGAATACCTCAGACTCTTCATATAGTTTCAGGCCTGCCCATATT